CTCCGACCGGCCAAAGATTGATTGAGCAGTACAAGGCCGAGAATGCACGGCTAGAACTAAAACAGCGCATGATGGACGGAATCAATAATGTTGGAACAACGGGACAGCCGGCAGCAGAACCGCCAACAAACTGCTGAGCGCACCGCACCTCACAATTTGGAAGCCGAGCGAGCTCTGCTGGGCTCCGTGCTCCTAGATAACACGGCGCTTGATCTCGTGCTGGAGGGCGGTTGCGCACAAGAAGATTTCTTCTCTGAGGCTCATCGCCTTGTTTTTCAGCGCATGGTGGACCTCGCAGAGACCGGGCACAAGATCGACCTCGTGACACTGAGCGAAGAACTTTCCCGAGACGGACTCATGGAGAAAGCTGGCGGTGCGGCGTATCTTGCGGCTCTGACGGACGGGGTTCCCATTGGAACCTCGATCGCGGTGTCAGAATACTGCCGGATCGTGAGGGAGAAGGCCACGATCCGCCGGGTCATCAACATCTCCAGCAACACGGTGGCCAGGGCGCTCGAGGGCGTGGAGGATGCCACGCAGCTTGTCGAGCTGGCGCAGTCTCAACTCTACGACATCGTCGAGCAGCGCATCGCATCGCGCTTCGTGAGCGTGGGTGAAGCTGTCCGCGGAAGTTTCGGCACGATTGATGGGCTCATGGAAGGCGGGCCCAAAGGCGACGGAGTGGAGACCGGATTCTGTGATCTGGACGCCATGATCGGATGCCTGCACAACAGCGACTTGATCGTTCTCGCCGCCAGGCCGTCGATGGGAAAAACAGCGCTTGCCTTGAACATCGCGGCGCATGCGTCTGTTCAGGAGAGAAAGGGCGTAGGGATTTTCTCCCTTGAGATGGGAGTCTCGCCGTTGCTAATCCGGCTCTTGTGCGCTGAGGGCGAAGTCAATTCTCACAAGCTGCGAAGTGGATTCGCCGCTAAAGAAGATTGGAAAAAGCTCGTCAGCGCTCTTGGAAGACTGGACAACGCTCCGCTCTACATCGACGATTCGCCAACGCTGAGTATCCCCGAGATGCGGGTCAAAGCGCGGAGGCTCAAAAACGAGAAGAAGATATGTCTTGTCATCGTGGACTATCTCCAACTCATGAAGGGACAGGGCGAGAACCGTACTCAGGAAATCTCGTCTATCTCGCGCGGATTGAAAGCGATGGCCAAGGAGCTTCAGCTTCCGGTACTGGCTCTCTCGCAGCTTAACCGGGCCCCGGAGATGCGGCGCGGACCGAAACCTCAATTGTCTGACCTTCGGGAGAGCGGGGCAATCGAACAAGACGCCGACGTGGTGATATTCCTGTTCCGGTATCCGAAGAAAGTCAAGGGAACTGAAGACGGTGATGACGATGCTGAGGGTTACGGAGGCATCTTGACTGCGGTCAGCATCGCCAAACAGCGCAACGGGCCGACCGGAGAGGCCGAGCTGGTTTTCCTCAGCGCGTTCACGAAGTTCGTCAACAAGGCGCAACAGTATTTGGAACCTGATACGAAGGCCATGGCCGCCAATGATCCATCACAGTAAGGCGGCCTGGCGAGGAGAAGAACATGGCAAAAGACAAAGGGGAAAGCGATAGATTGCCGGGGATGGAAGAGCCAGCCATAGAGGAACTCGAACAACTTGCAAAAAAGTACACGCCCATTCGAGACCAGCGGCAGGCGCTCACCGTGCAAGAGGTTGATCTGAAGGGGCTGCTGCTGAAGGCCATGAAGAAGAACAAGAAAACCGAATATTCTCACGGCAAGGTCACCATCAAGATCGTGGCCGAAGAAGAGACGGTGAAGGTAAGGATCGCCAAAGACGGTGAAGAGAACGATTGAGCTTGCGGGGCCGCTGTCCACCAACTGGCGTAGGTGGAGCATGGAGTGATCCCCTCCGGCGGCCCCGACTATAATGAGAGCGTGCGGCGTCCAGTGCCTGCCGGAGTGACCGCTGGCGAGTGTAGAAGTCCTCGGGTGTGGATAGAACGTCACATCGCTTAGGTGGAAGGAACGTCACCGAAAAATGCTATCCGGCCACGCTCTCAGAAAGTCTGTTATAACGGACACGGAGAAAAGGCATGCGAATCCGTAAAGTGAAAACCGGTCTGAATCGCGGTCGAGTTTTCGCCGCAAAGCTTGGACCTCTGCTTATTACACTGAAAGGTTCTAGGGCATTGGATGCATTCCCAGCTTATAAGGGCAATAATTTACGTGACTCGCCCAGTCAGCAGAGTCAAGATAATAGCGCGGGTGTCGATGATGCGCCAGCGCAACGCGGGGGTGCGCGATGAGTATTCTAATATCGCGACTCCTAGACATCTTGCTTCCGACCGGAGGATATGCCGTGCAGCTAGTTGAGGCATATTTCGATGAGAGCGGTTCAAGTGATACTTCTCTGGTCCTTTGTGTTGCTGGGTATGTTATCGAAAAAGAAGCTTGTAAGAGTTTGGATTCAGATTGGGAAAAAGTCCTCGACAACTCTAATCTCCCATTCTTTCGAATGTCGGCCTGCGCTCATGGTAGCCGTCCGTTTTCGTCATTACTAAAAGAGGACCGTATTGATATCGAGAAAGAGATGATTGCGATTATCAAACGGAGCATCTCATGCGGTCTAGCGGTCACTGTAGAACCCAGGCAATTTGCCGACATCATGCCAAATTCTAAGGCCATCGGAAGCGCGTATAGTTTCTGTGCCCACGCATGTTTGACGGCAGTCCAATGGTGGGCCAATAAGAACAACTACAATGGTGATATCGCCTACTTTTTTGAGGCTGGCCACAGGAGCCAAACAGAAGCAAACGGCATCATGAACGAGATTTTCACCGACAAAAATCTACGAGCTAAACACAGATATGTAGCCCATTCATTTGTTGATAAACGGAAAGTAAGGCCAGTACAAGCCGCTGACTTAATTGCCTGGCAATGGTACACCGATCACGTGCGCAGATTGAAGCGGAATTTGAGGCCACGAAAGGATTGTTATGAATTGATGCATGACCAGAATTATCATGTCATCCACTATAATGAGGCGCTTCTCAGGCGGGTGGCATCAATCATCCTTCGCAATGAATACCCCATGACATTTGTTGGCTGGCCAGCTATCGTTGAAGGAAATGTATATGAAGACGCAGGATTCGGAATTTGGAAAATTTGATGCAGTCCTTAGCAAGGTTCTCTCGGTGTCGCACGATGAATTGGTGCGCCGCGAAGCGAAGTGGAAAAAACAGAGAGCGGCCAAGAAGAAATCCAAAAAGAGATGAAGGTGGGACGGCATGAGAAATACCCTTGAATCTCTACTCCTTTTCGTGTGTCTATGCTTTCCAGCTTCCGCGCAAATAACCGATGCTTGCCGGGCCTCAGTACAGCATTTGATTTTGCCATCCACTATCGAATCGCCAGCGATGCACCCTGCCCAACCTCTCACATCTATCAAGTTTCTCTTTTCGCTGGGAGGAAAGGACGTTTACTTGGCAACGGCTTTGAAACCTCCATATCCGTGGATTCTGACTACAGATCAGCCGTTGACTCTTTTGATCGTTTACCAAGAGGAAAAAGACCGTCAAGACGCAATCGCTTTTCTGCGCAGCATGGGGTCCGGTGGAATGCTTCTTAACTTGTCCCCACCGGCCCTTGACAACCTCAAATACGCAGCAGTTCATTGTGAGAATAGATGGAGCGAGTTTCTGTCAACGGGAAGCTGCACGGTTCATGACTGGCAGTATTACGAGCCCCCGTCATGTATCGTCATTCCTACGGCGAACAGTCCCGACGAGATGTCAAGATTGGCGATGCTCAATCCGCGCAATCGGTTTGATGTTGTAAACAATTTCAATTGGCTTAACGGATTCCAAATACCATTGGGAGCACCAGTTCAGAAGCTGAAATTCCCAGTTGCCAAGATAAAGGAATTCGCAGCCCGAAACCAAGGTCATTGAGACGGAAAGGAGATGGCAGGATTGCAGAAAAAATAGAAAAGCCCCGGTTCCCGCCGGGGCCTCTCAGAATCTTGGGCACAATTCTAAGATAAGGGAGATTTTCGTCCAATGCAAGTCCAAAATTCTACGGCTGTAGAAATCCAGGAGATACCAGTGCATTGTCCGGTGTGTCATGAAGAATCTAACCAGAAG